GAAAACTAGCATTACTAGAATGATCATCCACCTGTTGCCATGAAGTGGCACCACTTACATAAGTATGTGAAATTTCTCTGTTTACATTGCCAAAAGTAAATCCTACTGCATAATTAGTATCTTCATCAGGCCCTTTATCAGAAAGTTTAAATTTATCATCAGATATTTTAGTAACTTTATATTGAGTTATTGTGTTTAATCCAGAAATGACTGTGCCATCAGAAATATATTCTAAAATATCACCATTTTTTAAGTTATGGTTTTTAGAATAAATGTAATTATTTTCTATATTAACTCCACTGTAAATTTCAACAGGACTACTTACTGGATAACTATTACTTCTAACTGAAATTTGATGTTTGTCGTATCCAGATCCAGAATCATTAACAATTATCCTATCAATAATTCTTCTTATTTTTTTAGATCTAAATGTGTGAGTTTGATTTCCATCACTAGTAAATTCTATCAAATTTGTTTTACTTATTGCTTTTTGTTTACTTACTGCTAATCGGAAAGAATTTTCATCAATTTTTGCAATAAAATATGATGTATTGGATCTTAATCTATCAGTAGATGCAATTCCAGTTTCAGCAAAACTAACAGCGATTCCAATTGGAGTTCCAGAAGCTATGTAAGTTACTTCTTCACCATCAAAAAATCTATGTTCACCATCAATTTTATTATCTCCTACCTTTATATCATTTTCATCAAATATTTTTTGATGAGTAAGTCCTCTCATCTTTGCTTCACAGATTGCACCAGATCCATTTCCTCCAACTATTTTTACAGAAGGAGTATCTAGATAATCAAATCCAGATTTATCTAAAATTATTTCTGATATAGATCCAGTAAAATTTGGATTTGCTATACAACCATTTCCACTAGTGTCTGTTATCGTTAGTGATGGTGATTGAATAACATTGAAACCACTTCCAGAATCTAAGACTTCAATATTATCAATCTGACCATAAAAAACTGAATCTTTAGAAATTGGAGAGTGATATTCAACTCCATTCAAAGATACTCCAATTTGTCCACTAATATTAGTATTTTCAGTTTTTATTTTAGGTGTTTTGTATATTCTCTTGAAATGATTTTGATTAGTTAACTTTTCTCCTCTATACAAATCAGCAGGAATTATCGAATGTAAATTTGATCCCGATCCTAAAAATATTTCAAATAAGTTTTCATATAAGTTAGAATTATTTAATGATAGTCTCAAACTATCTTTGTCTACAACATTTACATAGTAGTAACCACTAGATCCTTTAGCTGCAGCAGTAGATAGACCAACATAAACTTTTTCTCCATTTAAAAAATTATGATCATTTATAGTAAATACTCCATTTGCATCAATATTGGCAAATGTAAAAGATTTTGATCTATTAGTTGTTTGAGTATCAAAAGATGGGTATCCAGAAAAAGCAACATATGCATTTTTTTCAGAGTCTACAAATGAATTTTGTATATTTGATAAAAGTGAAGTAATTCCAAAGTTTGAAGGGGCATAGTTTAATTTCTTCTTAATTATGTAATCTCCAAATACAATATCTGAAATAACTGTGGTATCAATAGAAAAGTTTTTGGATGAACCAATATTATCAACTTCTACATCTTCTTTAATAATTGCTCCAGTATCTTTGAATATAACATCAACTTTATCACCAATCTTCAAAAAGTGTTCTGTTAAAGTAGTAAAGTTTACACTAGTGGCTGGATGTTGTCGAACATCTACATATGACAGATTATTATAAAACCAGGTATTAAATCTTAAATCATTAGCATCGTATTTTTCTCCTAAATGTTTAACTTTAATTGAGTCTTTAAAATCAAAATATTTTGTAACATCAATATTATCAGCAGCTTTGGTGATTGATCCAACCACTCTCATTTGACAAATTTTACTTAAATCATTATTTTCATATCCATATACAAAATTTAAATCTATTATAGGATCAGATTCAGTTAAAGTTGTAGTAATACCTGTACATCCAAAAAATTGATTGCTTGACTTAGATGTAAATTCTGCTAATGAATATACATTATCTGCATTTGGATAGTAAAAATTACCTGTTTCTCCAAATCCAATTGTAGAATCTACAGTTACAACCTCAGTTGTTGATGCGGTTGATACCACTTTTGTTTTAGTTGAAACTTTAAATTTATTGAATAATGTTCCTTTTGAAAAAGATATTTGATAATACTGTTTATTTCCTAAAAATTTTGTAGATACATTTGAAACTGAACCACTAGCAGTTGGATTTAAGAATGAATCTTGATATATTTTTAAACCTATTAAATTTAAAGGATTACCAGAAATAACCTCAACTACAATATCATCAGTTATATCCCATTTTGCTTCTGATGGAATAATAGTTTGATCAAAAGGTTTTATAATCTCAACTTGTTGACCATATAAAACTTGAAAAAGTATTTTCAAAGATGTATCTGTTCCTTTTGAACTATAAAAATCCTTTGCCCTTGATAAAATACTTTCTATGTTTAATCCATATGCAAAATTTCTTCCTTCTAATCCAGGTAAAAAGTTTTTTCTAAATTTTTTGTAAAACTCTGTTACAAAGATAAAACTTAAATTTACTACTATTGAATTTTCAGAATGTGTAGCAGCGTTAGTAACATTGAATGTTAAAAATTCAGGACTATTGTTATTACTAACTTCAGATATACCACTAAATCCACGAACACATCCTGTAAATGAAGTTGCAGTTTTTCCAGTGTATGTGATAATTTCGTTATCTATTTTTAGTAATCCATACTTTTCTGGAAATCCTATTGTTTGATTTACATTAATTACGTCATCATATGCATATATTAAAGATGTTAAAGTAACTGGTGATTCTGGATTTAAACTATTTGGTGCTGGAACTGTTTGTTTTTCAACTAGAGAGATATCTGAAATTGTAGATATGTTTTTAAGAGATGAAATATGATCAGATAAGTAGGTTGTTCCATACTCACGTTCTTCCGATTCGTAGTATTGAGTTAAAAATTCTTTAAAAAGCGGATTATCAGCTTGTATAAAATCTGGTATTTGACTACCAAGAATATTTGAGATTTTAATTTTTTTATCTGACATTTCTTATCTTATGTACTTTTTATTGCTAATAAAACTAGACGGTGGTGTATAATTTGTTCCTGATACATTTGAACCAGACACAAGAACATCCTCCAATAAATTTAACTTACTGTTCCCTGTAGTATCTAGCACAATATAAAGATTCTCTTTTGCCACAATGTCATTTGACTCTGGAGTTACTTCAATTTCAATTCTTTCTGAAAGAGATGTTGATACAATATTTACTGGAAATAAATTCACTTCACCCCTTACATAATCCACTGTTCCTGCATTATCATTAACGTATGTTATAATTCCATCAACAAACGTAAAAAATTTAACAGTTCCTGTAAGTTGATTAGAATTTGGAAAATCAGTTAGGTACATGTCACCATCAACTCCTTCAATTCTAAATGCAGAGGAACGAACATTAAAACCCTCTAAATCTGCGTGAAATCTGTTCCCGTAGCAAACTTCA